TCAAAGCCAAGGGTATGGCAATGGGCGGCAAGGTAAAGTCCAAAGGTTACGCTATGGGTGGCCGAGTTAAGTCTAAGGGCATGGCAATGGGCGGCAAGGTCAACACTAAAGGCATGGCAATGGGCGGCAAGGTTCAGGGCTTCAAACATGGTGGCGCAGTGATGGTTAAGACCAACCAGAAACCACATATGAGTTAAGGCCATGACAGTATCAGGATCCAGGGACTTCAACCTCGATGTCGGTGAGGTTATCGAAGAAGCATACGAACGCTGCGGGATTGAAGTTCGCACTGGGTATGATGCTCGTACCGCTCGTAGATCGTTAAACCTTATGTTCGCTGATTGGGCGAACAGGGGCATTAACATGTGGACGGTCAAATCGGAAACGGTAACTTTAACGCAAGGGACTAGCGCAATAACGTTGGCCGCGGACGTTGTTGATGTCTTAGAGATTGTGTTGCGCCGCGATGGAACAGACTTTGAGATTACAAGAATTAGCCGCGGAGAGTATGTCACTCTTCCCGACAAGACTACTCAGGGTCGGCCCAGCCAGTTTTATTTTGATCGTCAGATTACGCCTATCTTAAATCTTTGGGCAACACCTGAAAACTCTACAGATCAACTGGTTTATCATTATGTTCGCCGCATTGATGATGCAGATACGCTGGTTAATACAACGGACATGCCTTTTAGGTTTTACCCATGTATGGTTGCTGGATTGGCGTATTACATCGCAATGAAGAGAACGCCAGATCGTATTCAAATGCTAAAGACTGTCTATGAGGAAGAGTTCCAACGAGCGTCTGATGAGGATGAGGCAAGAGTTCCATTAAAACTACAGCCTAGCTTTCAATACTTGAGGGTCTAGCATGGCATATGCTTCGGACAAAAACGCTTATGGAATATCTGATCGATCCGGGTTTCGGTATCGTTTAAAAGACATGCGCGTTGAGTGGACCGGAGCTAAGGTAGGTAAGGACGAGTTTGAAACAAAGCATCCGCAGCTCTTTCCCCCTCGGGTTGGACCCGATCCTCAAGCATTAAAAAACCCACGGCCTGAGTCTAATCTAGAAGAGCAAAGAAACTTTCAATATGGGTGGAACCCTGTCGGTGGTATTGGGGATGGAATCTTAACACCCAATACTTTTATTCTTAAAGGTGAAGTCGGGAATATCACTATAACCATAAGCCCTAGTCAAGAAGATGTTGCCAATGTCGTAGGTGTTTATGGCACTGGCGCTTTAGGTTCTGTCACCATACCCTCAGCTTCAGCACCAAGATTTGACAGCACATCTATTACACTAGACTCAACAACCGATACTTTTGATGAGGGATAAGACATGACTTTACAAAGCGTAGGAATAGGAAGCAGTGCAAATGATGGCAATGGGGACACCCTTCGTTCTGGTGCCACTAAAATAAATGCGAACTTCACTGAGATATATGCCGCTCTTGGAAACGGATCTGCGCTTACAGATATAATAGACGGTAACGGTCTTATTGATGTAAGTTCTGGAGCCAATAAGATAGTTTTCTATTATGCTAATTTAAGCGACTTACCTAGTGCGGGGACATATCACGGCGCGGTAGCGCATGTTCATGCGACAGGCGGGTTATATTTCGCACATGGTGGTGCGTGGATTAGGTTAAACGATGAAACAACTGGGCCAGTTACGCAGTATACTGCGGGTGTAAACGGATCGACTGCTTATACATTTACTGGGCCTGGCGCCACATCTGGAAACAACCCAAACTTTACTTTCTATAAGGGACACACGTATCTGTTAAATAACACGGCAAACGTAAGCAGTCATCCATTGCAGATAAGAACTTCAAATGGGGGCTCTGCTTTTACAACGGGTGTTACGGACAACTATAATTCAACGTCAGGGTTAACACAGTTCATTGTTCCTCACGAACCCTCTGACAGTTCTTTGGTCTATCAATGCACCAACCACAGTGGTATGGTCGGAAACATAACAATAGTGTGATGTCATGAGCTTTACTTATAGTACTTTAAAGACAGCAATCCAAGACTACACTGAAAACGATGAAACGGGGTTTCTTCGTAACCTTCCTTTGTTTATTGAAATGACAGAAGAAAGAATACTAAAGAACGTTCAACTTACTACATTTCAAAAAAATGCTTCTGGTGTGTTAAGCCAAAACAATCAATTCTTACAAACACCTTCTGACTTCATTGCCCCGTTTTCTTTAAGCATGACTGTTAACAATGAAAAAGTTTTCCTGCTGTTTAAAGATTTAGATTTCGTACAGACGTACAATCCAAACCCTGCAACAACGGGTGTTCCTATTTACTACGCTCAGTTTGATGATGAGAGTTTTCTTGTAGGGCCAACGCCAAATTCAAATTATACGGTGGAGCTAGCTTACTTTTATAGACCTACAAGTTTAACTAAAAGCAACTTTACTCTGACCATGGGCCTGCGACAAGCTGGGGCTACTGCATTTACTACTGGAGAAACGGTTACTGGAAGTCTAAGTGGGCAGTCAACTACCGTTGCTTCCGTTCCTGATCTTCTTGCTCTTGAGGTTCAAATTCCATCTGGATCTTTTACTGTTGGAGAAACAATAACGGGATCAAGCAGCGGAGCATCGGGCGCTATTACGGCCATCGGCTCAGACACCACCACTACTTTTCTTAGTGACGATGGAAGAATGACCTTGTTGTATGGGTGTTTGTCTGAAGCATACACATACATGAAAGGTGATGCTGATATGATGACCTTGTATGAAGGTCGATTTAGAGAGGGATTGTCCAGGCTTAAAAACTTGGGAGAAGCGCAAGAGATTGCAGATGAATATCGTTATGGTCCGATCCGGAAAGCTAGAACATGAATATGCCATTTGAAATGTCTATTGGTAGTGTTGGGGTTAAAACTACTAACAATCGAGGATTTACCCCTGAAGAAGTTGCAGAACTATGCGTTGATCGACTTATGCTCGTTTCAAATGACGCACCTCCAGCCATTAAAGATCAAGCCTTGGCTCACAAGGAACGTATGAAGGCTGTAATCGCAGTATACATGAAACAGGCTATCCAAAGCGATAGAACTACTGTATATAATGCAATCAGTGATGCTGGTCATAAAAAACTAGCCGAATATATAAGGAAAATGTAAATGGCATTCTCAGGAAACTTTATGTGTACCTCTTTCAAAGTTGAAGTTTTGAAGGGTGTCCACAATTTCACAGGGGCGTCTAACGTGTTTAAACTGGCGATGTACACCAACAGCGCAAGTTTCAATGCGGCTACCACTGCGTACACTTCTGGCAATGAGGTTAGTGGCACAAACTACACTGCTAAAGGTAATGCTGTAACTACAGTTACTCCTGTCGCTTCTGGCACAACGGCTCTTGTAGATATGAACAATGTTGTATTTAGCAACGTGACTATTTCTGCCGTTAGAGGGGCATTGATCTTTAACGAAGCAGCTTCGGGTGATCCAACGGTTTGTGTTCTTGATTTTGGTGGAGATAAAGCTGCAAGTTCAGGTGACTTTACAGTTGTAATGCCAACCGCAGACGCGAGTAACGCTATTATCCGTATCGCCTAATTGGGGGATAACCCATGCCACTACCTTTTTCTGGCTGGGGCCGTGGTGGTTGGGGTTCTGGTTCTTGGAATAGTCTTGATCAACAGGTCCTGATTGACAATGGCGGTTGGGGTCAAGGCGGTTGGGGTGCTAACGGCTGGAATGTAGGACCAGTCGTACCGGGAGCCACGGGTTCCGTAGGCTCTACAAGCACATCAATAGCTAAACAACAGGCTGTTACGGGGGTCGCAGGAACGGGCGCTGTTGGGGGTGTCACGGTTAATTTAACCGCAAACATCCCTGTAACGGGCATAACAAGTACGGGCAGTTCTGGTTCTGTATCTACAAGTGTTAGTGTTAATCCAAACGCCACAGGTGTTTCTGGCACAGGGGGCGTTGGCTCTGCAACCTCTACAGGGGCGGCAAACTCTTCTGTTACGGGGGTTTTAGGAACAGGTTCTGTTGGTTCTGTTTCCACAACGTCTGCTGCAAACATACCTGTTACGGGTGTTAGCGGTACATCTGAGCTTAACACTGTTGTAACAGAATCAGACGGAAGTAACGCAGTAATAGGTCTTAATTCTGTTGGGTCTGTGGGTGGCGTTACAATAAATTTAACCGCAAACATACCGTCAACCGGGGTTTCTGGAACAGGTTCAGTAGGTGCCGCTACATCTAGGGTTGGAATTAACGCCAATATAACAAGCGGTGTGGCAGGTGCTGGCGCTGTTGGTGGCGTTACAATAGACCTAACGGCTAGCATACCCGCAACAGGGGTCACAGGTACAGGCGCAGTAGGCAGTATAACTCAAACGAGTTCTGTAAACCAATCAGCAACAGGGGTTGTTGGCACTGGGGCAATAGGTACGACAAGTAATACCAGCGGCGTAAATCAGACTGTAAATGGTGTATCGGGTACAGGTGCTTCTGGTTCGGTAGCTGTAAGCGCCAAGGCTAATACTACTGCAACAGGAGTATCTGGTACTGGCGCGGTAGGCAGCATAACGCAGACAAGCTCCGCAAATATATCTGTAACAGGAATATCTGGTACGGGTGGTGTTGGCTCAACAACTGTTACAGCGGAATCAAACATTAGTGTTGCTGGTGTAGCAGGAACAGGGTCTTCGGGTGCTTCAACCATTGACTTTGGATACTATGCCACGGGCGTATCTGGTACAGCCTCGGTAGGTTCGGTTACTACAATTTCAAGCGTTACTCAAAACGTAACGGGTGTTTCTGCAACGGGTAGTGTTGGTTCTCCGTTCGTTTGGAGTAAGATAGTTCCAACACAAAGTCCTAATTGGACTCCTGTTAGCCCCGCTAACGATGCTCAATGGAAAAAGATTGCGTCTTAACGATAGGCGCGGTACAAACTAAACAACTTATCTGCTTAGGAAACTCACATGGCTAGTACATATGGAAATGATCTTCGGCTAGAAGAAATTGGCGATGGCGAACAATCAGGTACATGGGGCGCTACAACCAACACAAACCTTGAACTAATTGCAGAGGCTCTTAGTTTTGGTACTGAAGCCATTACCACCAACGCTGATACGCATACCACAACAATTGCAGATGGAGCCACCGATCCGGGTCGCTCTCTGTATCTAAAGTACACAGGAACGCTAGACAGCACCTGCACAATTACAATTGCCCCTAATTCTATTAGCAAAACATGGTATATTGAGAACGGCACAAGCGGCTCTCAAAGTATTATTATCTCGCAAGGCTCTGGGGCCAACGTAACAATTCCAACAGGACAAACTAAGATCGTGTACTCAGACGGTGCAGGCTCTGGCGCAGCAATGGCTGAGATTGGTACGTTAGGCGTCACTAATATAAATGTGTCCACCGCTGCAACTGTAGGAACTCTTGATACAAGTGGCGCTGTTAATTTAAATCTTGTTACGGACTCAACCAGTTCAACTTCGGGCGCTCTGATTGTTGACGGTGGTGTTGGTATAGCTAAGAAGTTATTTGTTGGTACAGACCTAGACGTAGACGGAACCACAAACCTTGATGCTGTGGATGTGGACGGGGCTGTTCAAATTGATGCAACAGTAAATGTTGGAGTTGATGACACTGGTTATGACGTTAAGTTCTTTGGAGATACTGCCAGTGCATACATGCAGTGGGATGCAAGTGCCGATGATTTAATCCTTGGTGGCGCGGCTGGATTGGTAGTGCCTCAAGATAAATTAACTATCGCGTCCACCGCTGTCACAAGCACTGCGGCTGAATTAAACCAACTAGATGCCATTACTCGCGGCAGCATTCTGTACGGAAACGCCTCTGGCGCAACAGCTAGGTTGGCTGCTGGTGGCGCTGATACTGTTCTGACTTCGGACGGAACAGATTTAAGTTGGGCTGCTGCTGGCGGTGCTTTCATGGGAAATGTTATAACTGTGAGTAGCAGTGGTGAAACCACTCTAACTGCGGGACAATCTGGTTCTTTGGTTGTAATTACAAATGCAGCAGCGTCAGTAAAATTGCCTACGGCGGCAGCGGGATTGTTTTTTGGATTAAGAAATACCACAACAACAACTATTCCAATCAGAGGCCAAGCAGCCGGGGTATTTGTAAATTCTATTTTAGCACCTATTGGTATAGCGGAAACAGATGGTTTTGCTATTATTGTAGGGATTGACAGCACTCATTGGGCTGCTGATTATGGAGTTTCAACTGCAAACGTAGTAACTAGATTTGCAAATACCTCTAATTCACAGTCGTATTCTGTTCCCTTAACTATAGATAGCACTACTACGGCGATATATATTGCTATTATGTCTGGTAATGCAATAGTAGGGTATGGCAGCAACAATGGTTCAAGTACTGGCGCAACTTATACGAATCCCGGACAACCGGGATCGGGTTTTGGAGAAACCTTAATAACATCTAACCTTCCAACAACATTAACTGTGGCTGGAAATTATAGATTAGCAAGTGCTGCTAGCAGTGGATATGGGACTGCGGGGCGCATGACCGTCGCTAATAGTGGCGGGACTACAGTAAACATTGTTGCCCAACCTTCTATTGGCTACGATAATTACACTGGCTATCCAAACTCGTTTAGTGGTGCCGGAGGAACAGTGACGGGATGCACTTTCAACGCTGCGGGTGGTCAGGGAAGGTCATTCGTTGGGGGAACATCCAACCCTTACTACAACAACAGCAACTGTAGATTTCCTGGAGGTGGAGGGTCAGGATCGACTGCTGGTGTTGGTGGTAGATCGGCAACTGTAGACGCTAACGCTGGCACAATTGTCAGAACAAACGGTGCAGCTTGGGCAGTTTCATATACAGGACAAAACGGAAGACACGCTGGTGGCACTGGTGGTAATGATGGAACAGCAAGCGCAGGGGGGGCGGCTGGTTCTAAGGATAGCAACTCTATTACTATAACACCTTACCTTGGAAAAGAGTTTTATATTCCCCCTGGTGGCGTGAATGCAAAACCAACATCTGAGGGTTACGATAGCGGACTGTACTACGGTTCTGCGGGAAGCAACACGTCACCGCAGGGAGCATCTTTTGGACGAGCGCCATCAGACCTAATTAATATTCAAGGCCCGGGTAATAGACCATTATTTGATTATGATTATGGGGGTTTAGGGGGCGCTGCTTTTGAGTCACTGGGCCCTACACCGGCGCAGTGTGTAATATTTCAGTTTAAAGGATAGAAATATGTCTACTGAAAATCTGTATGATACCGTTGTATTGGATTTGTATTCCAGTGGTTTGCCTATGACTAATGACAGGGTGATGGCAGTAACGAAACAACTGCTTGAAGCAACAGATTGGATGGGTCTTTCAGACACTCCCACCATGTCAACCGCTTGGGCAACGTATCGTGCAACTTTAAGAAATCTTGAAAATTCTGCAAATTGGCCTTCGGTGCTTCTTAGTGAGTGGCCTCAAAAGGTGGTTGAATGAAACTTATCCCTTCAGAGCTAATTTACAAAATAAAACTTGTCAGTGATGAGCTGGAGGCCGCAAGGCAAGAAGTGTATCGAACAAACTTTAACAATCCTGAGTTTGCCAAAGCAAGCAAAGACATTGCTGACGTAACAGCTTGGGTTAGACAAGTTTATTTTGACAATGCCAAGTATAGATAAGCGTGTTTCCGCGTAGTCTTTTAAAGGTGATATATGCCGTTAACAAAGCTACAGTTTAAGCCCGGAATAAACCGAGAAACCACTTCGTATAGCAACGAGGGTGGTTGGTTCGATAGCGACAAAGTTCGTTTTCGTATGGGCTTTCCTGAAAAAATAGGCGGTTGGGTACGTCAGTCTATATATAACTTTCTAGGAACTTGTCGTGCGTTGCATCCTTGGGTAACTTTGTCGGGCGATAAGCTAATTGGTGTCGGTACTTCATTTAAATATTATATTAATGAAGGTGGGTCTTACCACGATATAACTCCTATACGAATTGCTTCTTCTGCTGTTACGTTTGCCGCGGGGGCAGATACATTAAACGGCGCAATAAACGCTTCAACGCAATCTATTATTTTAAACAGCGTGACGGGTTTTCCAACAGGTGGTGGTCTTATTAAGATTGGTACAGAACAAATAAACTATGCAGGTATTACAAGTTCAACATTAACTGGTTGTGTGCGCGGGGTTAATGGGACCACAGCGGCATCTCATTCAAACAGTGCTTCTGTTACTTGTGCAACATTAACTGTGACTGATCCAGACGCAAGCGGCGCAGTGGTGGATGACTTCGTTACATTTTCAGGGGCGGTATCCCTTGGTGGGGTAATTACCGCAGCGGTGCTTAACCAAGAATACCAAGTTACACGGATCATTAACGCTAATATTTTTCAGATTGAGGCTCGATCTGTTGCTACAATACAAGAAATTACTACAACTTCGGGTTTAAACCCCACGTTTGTTTTTGCTAACACCAGTGACAGTGGCAACGGCGGCGCTTCTGCTGTTGGAGATTATCAAATCAACGTTGGTCTAGACACCTCTGTTTTAGGTTCGGGGTGGGGCGCAGGAGTATGGGGTCGTGGTACGTGGGGTTCTGCTTCAGACTTAACGGTCCCTGGTGATACGATGCGTATCTGGAGTCATGATAATTTTGGCGAAGACCTGTTAATAAATGTTCGGGACGGGGGTATTTATTATTGGGATAAATCTTCAGGATTAAACAACCGCGCTGTTTTACTATCTGGACTAGCAAATGCCAACAGAACCCCTACTATTGCTAACCAAATCTTAGTGTCGGACAAAGATCGTCACATTATTGCTTTTGGCTGTGATCCGGAAACAAACATTGGAACACAAGACCCGTTGCTTATTCGGTTTAGCAGCCAAGAAAGTTTGACTGATTGGGCGGCTGAAACAACGAACACCGCTGGAGACTTACGTTTGGGTTCAGGTTCTAAGATTATATTGGCTGTTGAAACGCGGCAACAGATCTTGGTTTTTACAGATGTTTCCCTTCATGCCATGCAGTTCCTTGGACCGCCTTTTGTATTTGGTATAAACACCGTTTCTGAAAACATTACCACGGCTAGTCCCATGTGTGCTGTAGCTGTTAACGACAGCGTATTTTGGATGGGAAGAAATGAGTTTTATGTATACTCAGGAGCGGTGGAGCGGCTTCCTTGCACCGTTAGAGATTACATCTTTTCAGACTTTAATGAAGACCAGATTGAAAAAGTTTCTGCGGCCACTAATTCTTCCTTCTCGGAGGTTTGGTGGTTTTACCCTTCTGCAAGCAGCGAAGAAAATGATAGATATGTTGTTTTTAATTACGCGCAACAAATCTGGTACTATGGGGTTCTTAATCGCACTTTTTGGATTGATCGAGGTGTTGATAAAACACCGTTAGCGGCAAGCAGCGACCACTATCTTTACAACCATGAAGTTGGTTTTGACGATGGCAGCACTGTACCAGCATCCGCAATAACCTCTCGTATTGAAAGTAGCCAGATGAGTTTAGGGGACGGAGATCAGTTTGCATTTCTATCTCGAATTATTCCGGACATAACGTTTAGAAACTCTACGACCACCACCCCCGCAGTCACATTTACTTTGGGCGTAAGAAACTTTCCAGGCGGTCAATATTTAAACACAGACGCAAGCAGTATAGGTAAAACCTCTTCCGTTCCTGTTGAACAATTCACAACAGAAGTCAGGACGCGGTTACGTGGGCGGTCTTTTAACCTAAAGATTGAAAGCACTGAAACGGAAATGGGTTGGAGATTAGGCACACCTCGAGTTGAGGTTAGACCTGATGGTAGGCGCTAATGTCTAGAAACTTAGTTCGTCCGTTTTTTCCAATACCTCCTTCTGAATATAATCAAGAGTACTTTAACGAAGTACTACGAGCATTTTCTGTTTTTCTAGACCAAAGTCAAAACCCCGGTGAAGGTAGAAATACTGCCTTGGTGCTTACAGCATTACCTAATAGTGATCAGGGTTTGGAAACAGGGTCTTTGTTTCAACACAATGGCTTTGTAAAGATAACTATCGCAAACCAACCAAACTTGTTAGGTGTGCTTGCAACGGGTGCCGTTGGGTCTGTTACTGTAACTGCATAAAGGCGTGGAAAAGAAAACTACGTTCTGTTAGTATGATGTCAAAAGGATTTAAGCCATGGGTCTTATAAAATCATTAGCTGGGTTAGCCGGCCTTGCAGTTGGCGGACCAATGGGCGCAGCTCTAGCTGTAGGCGCTACCGAAGCCGCGCAGGGTGGAGACTTTAAAGACATCTTGGGCAGTGGTTTAAAAGGGTTCTTTGGCGGCACGGCAATCAACTCGGGCCTTGGCGCACTAAAGGGCGCCGGCATGATGAATACTGCAAGCCCCGCGGCCTTGGCTCAAGCAGGGGGTGCGGCGGGTAAAGCAGTGCCTCTCAGCGGAATGGCGGGTGGCGGCGGTGGTGGTGGGATTGCATCTCTGGGTCGAAACATTTTTGGCGGTGGACCTGCCGGCGGTGGCGGAACAGGCTTGATGGGATTAATGAGAGACAACCCCTTGCTAACGTCCCTAGCGTTACAGATGTATGACGAGAACAGATACCCTGACGGTGTTAAAACCAGTACTCCTCTGCAAGAAAGACAGTTAGCTACTGGAGAAAGACTGCCAGACTATGAGGGCAGGGTGTTTACTCCTATGCGTTACGCCGCTCAAGGGGGCATGATCGAAGGACCAGGGACCGGCACCAGTGATGATATCCCCGCAACGATCTACCAAAACGGAGAGCCTGTACAAGAAGCACGGTTGTCTGACGGTGAGTTTGTTCTTCGTGAAAAGGATGTTCTGGCTGTTGGTGATGGGGACAGAGAAAAAGGCGCCGCTCGATTGTACGCGATGCAACGGAATATAGGATAGGGCCATGGCTGATCAAACACAAACCGTTCAATCGTTGCAACTCCTTCCGGAGTACCAAGAGAAGTACCTGAAAGATCTGTTGGCTAACGTATCATCGATTAGCGAAACCTCTCCCCTTGCAGATGTAGCCGCACCTGATGTCATGCAGTTTACCCCCAACCAGCTAGAGGCAATCCGCCTTGGTCGGGCAGGTATTGGCGCCTACGAGCCCATGATGCGGGAAGCAGAGGCT